TTCAGGTGACAATGTATACGAGTCGAACTTAATTCAAAATATATCTGAAAACATGATCAAAGATCCAACAGGAAAAATGGTTAGTGGGGGTTTTTGGATATGGAAAGAGCCCGAATTGGGGCACAAGTATATTATGGGTGTCGATGTGTCAAGAGGTGATTCTGAAGATTTTTCGACTATTCAAATCTATGATTTTGATGATAGAGAACAAGTTGCTGAATATCTCGGCAAAGTACCGCCAGATGTACTAGCAGAAATTGCCTACAAATGGGCAATAATGTATTCAGCATTTATTGTTGTGGATATCACCGGTGGTATGGGTGTTGCAACATCAAGAAAATTACAAGAACTTGGTTACAAAGACATGTATGTTGAAGGAGTGGAATATGGAAACAGATGGAAGTATGACCCAAAAACTGCCGACAAAATTCCTGGTTTAAATTTTAGTCAAAAAAGAGTTCAAATAATTGCTTCATACGAGGAAGCATTAAGACACGGGATGAAAGTAAGATCAAGTAGGTTGTTGAACGAAATGAATACCTTTGTTTATATAAACGGAAGACCTGACCATATGAAAGGTCAACACGATGACTTGATTATGGCTCTGGCTATCGCAGTTTATGTCGGAGATTCTTCATTTAGTCACCTCACAAAAGTAAATCAACAAGCTAAAGTAATGTTAGAATCTTGGCAAGTAGAGACATACGAAAAACCCACTGAAAAGTTTTTCAACCCATCAATTCCAAATAATAATCAATTTGGTAACCCCGCGTATAGGAATCAACCATCTTTGAAGGAATATAAAGAGTATTTATGGTTATTCGGAGGCGGGAGACGTTGATAAAATAGAATAATTACGTAATTTTTGTAAGATGGAAGAGAATGAAAAAAATTTAACAATATGGCAGAGGTTATCCCAAACTATGGGACCGAACTCTCTTTTGGGTCAAGATTTACCCACATATAAATTTGATAAAAAAGAATTACTTCGTACCCAAGACAAAGCCGAATACGAAAAAGAAAAATTACAAGCGAGACAAACTTATTTTCTCACCCAACAATGGGCAAAAATCGAGAACAATTTATACTCTCAAGCAGTTTATTACGAACCAACTAGATTAGCATCTTATTACGATTATGAATCAATGGAGTATACTCCTGAGATTTCTGCAGCACTTGACACCTACGCTGAAGAATCAACCACGGTAGATGAAAATGGTTACATGTTACAGATTTATTCAGATTCACCAAGGATCAAATCTGTATTAGGGGATTTGTTTAATAATTCCTTGGATATCAACACCAATTTACCTATGTGGACAAGAAACACGGCTAAGTATGGTGACAACTTTGTTTTCTTGAAATTGGACCCTGAAAAAGGGGTAGTTGGTTGTTTACAACTTCCAAATATTGAAGTAGAAAGGGTTGAAGTTGGGATGAGAGGTAGAGCTAGTTCTGGTGCGGCATTAGTTGGTTCTACAGACAAAGTAAAAAGTCTTACGTTTACTTGGAAAAACAAATCATTGGAGTTTAATTCTTGGGAAATTGCTCACTTCAGATTGTTAGGTGATGATAGAAAATTACCTTACGGTACTTCGATGTTAGAAAAGGCAAGAAGAATTTGGAAACAATTAGTTTTGGGTGAAGATGCCATGTTGGTGTATCGAGTCTCAAGAGCACCTGAAAGACGTGTATTCAAAGTTTACGTTGGTAACATGGATGACGGTGATGTTCAACCATATGTTCAAAGATTTGCGGCTCAATTCAAAAAAGATATGGTTACAGATCCAAATACAGGTAACGTAGATATGAGATTTAACCAAATGGCGGTTGACCAAGATTTCTTTATTCCTGTTCGTGATCCGTCAGCACCTAACCCAATTGAAACACTTCAAGGAGCACAGAATCTTTCGGAAATTGCAGATATTGAGTATATTCAAAAGAAACTGTTGACAGCTTTGAGAATTCCAAAGGCATTTTTGGGATTTGAAGAAGTTGTAGGTGATGGTAGAAACCTATCCCTACAAGACATTCGTTTTGCGAGAACAATCAATAGAATTCAAAAATCAATGATCGCAGAATTGAATAAGATCGCGATCATTCACTTATTTCTTTTAGGTTTCGAGGATGAACTTGGATCGTTCCAATTGAGTTTGACAAATCCATCAAAACAAGCTGATTTATTAACAATCGATGTTTGGAAAGAAAAAATGTTGTTGTATAAAGATGCTGTAATGCCAATTGAAGGTATAGCGCCAGTATCTCAATCATGGGCTAAAAAACATATCCTTGGTTTTTCAGATGAAGAAATCAAACTCGATCTACAACAGCAAAGAGTTGAAAAAGCGGTTGCTACTGAAATCCAAAATACACCAAATGTCATTACTAAAACAGGATTGTTTGACACGGTTGACAGATTGTATGGAAATGGTGGTAAAACTACTGGTACAACTGAAACTGAAGAAACTACTTTAGGTGGGGAATTTGGTGAACTACCAACTGAAACAACACCAACGGCGGAAACACCTGGTGGTGAAACACCAACCCCCGAAATCGCACCTGAAAGTGTAAATAAGAAAATTAACATAATACTTGAAGGTCAGGACGATTCCCTTATAAATGAAATTGATTTAGAAAAAGGTAGTCGTTCTTTAGGTGAAATTGAAAAACAGTTGGGCAAATTGATCGACTAAGATATTTATTATAAAAGTTTGAAATGAAATTCGGGGAAATTCTATCTAAAATCGAGTCAAAAATGGTTTCATCATATGTGAATGAAACTGTAAAAAAAGAACTTGTTAACTTCAAAAAAATTGTCTTGGAAGACAAATCTATTAGTGGTTTAGTTCACCTTTATACTGAGATAATCAAAAATCACGGGTTCGAAAAAGAGACTGCTGATTTATACATCACAGAATCTATTCGTCAGATAGAAAAGCTTTTATCCACAGCAAATCTAAAAAAAGTAAATGAGTGGACAAAAGATGTTGTTTGTGAAAATACCTACTCCAACGTTGATAATTTAGTTTATGTCAAACCAACAAACATCTTGGAAACCGTTGAAAGTAGAAAGGTAATATTCAATAATTTGATTGAAAAACCAAAAGTACAAGAATCAATCAATTTACCAATTGAATCAATATTCAAGATTGCTGGAAAACAGTTAGAAAATTATATCGAAAATTTGGACGAATCTTCAAAAACTGATTTAGCAAAAGTTTTGATGACTGAAGACACTCAATTGTCTGAAGAATTTACTGAGTTGAAAACCAAGACAATCGAGGCTTTAAAAAATATATCATCAGTCGATGACGATGCCACCAAAAACAAATTACAGGAAACAATTGATCAAATTAAACAAGATGAATATTCTAAGATCAATTATGTAAGACTATTCAGTCTTTACAATAATATTCAGTAAATTTCCTGATCCTTCTTGGATTGAATATACTTAGCTTTAATAGTCTGTGAACGTTGTTTTACAGACTTTTTTGTATATTGTTGTCTACCTCGTAGAATATCCAATTGTTTTGTTTTAATAACTTTTCCTTTGAGCACTTTTAGCGCTTTTTCGATATTATTATTTTTTACTTCTACAATTAGCATATCTGATAAATAATACCATGTTATAAAAAATTTGACATGGGTTATTTAACTGACTATATTTTTGATAAGAAATAAACGTATTTACGAAAATATTATATGAAAAAAGGTAAAACCTCACGTATTGTAGGGTTTCCACAAGCTAAAATAAGTTACGGAACTGTCGACTCTAAATCACTAAAATCAATATATCTAAACATCCAAAGTTGGGTAACACCAAAAGAAGAATTTGAAAGTTCAGAAAGATTAGTTTCTGATTTGAGTAAATCAATTAAGAATTCAGTTTATGAAATGTTGGATAGAGGTATTTTCAAAGAAAAATATATTGTTGATTTGGATCTAAGAACAAGTGGTATTACATATGGAAAAAAAAGTTTTATGAATTTAGAAATAACTTTCTTTACCAACTGTGAAATTGACTTTAAAGACCCCAAAATTAAGTTTTCACTAAAGAGAGTTTGTAGAGAAATTTATCAAAAAAATTTCATGAAAAGTTCTATATTTGAATTTACTCTCACGAAAAAAGTAAAAGAAGTCTAAAGAGTATATTTATATCTAAAAGATATATATATGCGAATTTTAGGTCCATCAGACACAGGTAAGGGTATTTTGATTGAAATGGATGCGGGACACATCTCCCCCACCGATAACTTCAACAAATCCATAATTGAAGAATCTAACAAAAACATGTTGGATTATTCTAAACCCTTCGAATTCTACGCCGTACTTCAGAAGTATAACACACCTAACCGCAATGGTCGTGTGTATCCCGAAAGAATCCTCAAG